AAGCTACCTGTAACCATCTTATCAGATAGCGGCCACACCATCCAGCCTTCATCAACTCTTATTTTTTGCGTTCCAGTCCCTAATATCAAATTTCGCCCACCTACTTGTATGTTGTCGGCGGTGCTTTGCGCCGTTGCTGCTGCCGCTTCTACCTCTGTTACATTCTTATATGTTCCATCGCTTGCCTTAAAAGTAACCTTGCCGTAGATTTCGCGCTTATCAATATCCAAGAAGGTTTCGCCTAAACTATTTACAATTGCACCTGCTTTTATTGAGCGTCCGTAAACAGCTGCTGAGCCGTAGGTTAATGAAACTTCTCGGTAACCCTCGTTCACTGAATGAACTATTCCAATCGGGAAAGTGTAGTAAGAGCCTTCGTTGTCTATCTTTCTAATTTCGGAGTCTAAAACAAAGGTTCCAGTTGTGCCTGAAATTGGACAACGTGCGTATAAATAGTAAGCGTTTGCATCAATAAGACCTGTCACGTATAATTGAGACATTGTCCATTGTCTAATATTCGATTCAATAGATAAATGAGTTAAAACCCCAGACGATGCTAAGAATTTAGCTTTGTCGTTTATGTAATTTGCAGTAAATGTTGATGATAACGTAAGATTACCCGCACGTGTTCCAACTGTCAAAAGCGAAGTATCAATCGAAAGAGGTTTTATTTTGTCTGTGAAATACTGGCCATCAGGATCGAAAACCATGTTTTTCATTTCCTCCATATCCTTCCATGATCGGCGAGCTTTTGCAGGGTCTAAAAGATTATTCATTTTAATAACCTTTTCGGTCTGCTTAAGTGCGTTGAATACACGCTCAATACGAGTTACCTGTACTGTGTTTGAAAGCGTAAGGGTGTATTTGAAAGGTTTTAAAACATCTCTTGTAAATGACTGAATCCTAATGTAATCATCTATTTTAAAGTCACTATCCTTTAAATGAAGACTATCGCCAATAGCAAAACACTCAACTTCAATATTGTTATTGATCTGAGCTAGATACAAGTCATCAATAGTCAATGAATATTGAACATTGATACGACTATTATCATTAAGATATTTTTGAGCTTCGAGTAATAATTTGCTTTCTGCTTCTGTAACATAAGAATCTGGTAATACAATATTAAGAATCACATACTTGTCACCTGCTGCAATTCGGAATGCTGTATTAGTTGCAGACGGAAAGCTTGTACCTCGCTCGTCTTTATATGATTTGATCGTGAACTTCTTAGTTGAATGATCGTAATCAGTATCAAATTCGTATCCGGCCAAATTTCCGGTATTGAAATGAATTTTCGGTGATGTACCATCGACTAGCCATTTTGTATTGCCCTCCGTATCTTTCTCTTTTAAATCAAAATTCATTGACGTATCAAAGAATTCAAGAATATTATCTGAAATTGCCGATACAGTCCCGATTCGATTAGGGTAGATGTCGTCAAACTCTTTTGTAGCTTCTTTTACGCCAAACAACTTAACCGCCAAATCATTTTGAATATATGACTGGTCATTACCAATCATAACAGGCAACTTCAACCGAGTTGAAAAATTACGGTAGCCACTCTTTAGATTTGTTGTTCCGCCAAAGGCGAAAAGTTTAGTCAATATGTTTGAGTCACTTGCGGCTTGCCTTTTTAGGCTATATAAACCATTGCCTTTACCGTATTCAAATGCTGTTTCTAAAACAACTCCTTGTTGCCTTATATTAATAGTGTTTACACCATTTAATGAGACAATATCAAATTCTTGATTAAAACCGTTATCTTTTTCGCACAACGACTGAAGAACGGCCAAACATGATTGGTTTGAAAATGTCATGTCTTTATAATCTGTTTCGGGACATTCGCCTAAAACCCATTTCCCAATACCAAAAACTCTATTTGTGTTGTTAATAAGGACCTCAAGAAAAAATCTTAGATTACCGGTTAAAGCAAAATCGCTGCGAGTAAATACACCCGAAGCATCGCAATCAAAGTACATAACATCAATGAGATCATATTGAACACTTTCGAATTCAATATCATATTCAAATTGAGTTTCTCCTTTTTTTGTCGGTGAAATTGGCTTGTTTATCTTATACGTCTTACCAAAGAAAACAGCAGTATCACCAATTTCAATCGAAAGTGGCGATACGCTACTTAATGATAGTGTAACAGTATCTTCCGCTAAAAGAGTTCGTTTTTGTTCTCCTTTTGTAACGTATGTACCTGTTTCTTTTGAAATCAGGTTTATTTGAGAGCCATCAGGCTTAGTTATAGTAATCTGTTCCATATTATTGTACCATTTGTAGTTATAGATGTTATTTCTTCAACAACACCTGTAAGAATTATAATATACTCGCCTTCAATAGTATAGTTATGATATACCTTAATGTTGTTACCTGCTATATCATAGCTATGAGAGCCGTCACCGAAGTAGGCATTAATTCGTTTTAAAGAGGTTAGCGTTATCTCTAGCCCTTTTACATTCAAGGCAAACATTGAGTTATCCCTCATCAAACTAGCTTGTTGACTTGAATAAGCGGCTACCGCTATTGAATTGTAATTCGTTAATCGAGATTGAGAAGCGGTATTGATTGAATTAAGTAACGTAGTCCTGTTATTATAATAGGTCGTGAATAAAGTAACCATACCCGTTGATCCTGACTTCAACCCGATGTTATTATCATCAAGTAATTGAGGATAACCGGTTGTTACAACACTAGCCCTTGAACCATCTAAAAACCTACTAAGAGCCTCAAATGCTGACACGTAGCTAGATGAAGAGATACTATAAGCCGGAGACCAATAATTTATATTAGCTCTTTCCGCAAGTATCTTATTCCATTCTATCCTAAGCTGTTGCTTTTGTGCTGGCCACATGATTCCGTCATCAATAGCAGACATTGTCGCTAATTTGTTAGCACTATCAATTGGAGAATCTGTTTTTGCTGTAAGAATATTAGCAGACTCATCAATTTGCGCTTGTGACTTACTTGCTATTTTTGAAAATAAAGCTTTTCTCGCATCATAGTATGTTTTGAACGTGCTTTCAAATACTGATAATGAGATATTTGTATTAACTGAGAGGTTGGTATCGTTTATCCACGAAGGAGTACCAGTGCTCCACGTTGTGTCGTTATTCAAATACGTTGCAAGTGATTGAAATGCAGCATTATATGCAGTATTCTCGGTCGTAATCGAATAAACTGATGCATATTGATTGCAATAGCTTTTTTCTGCAACTATATCGATCCATTCCGCTCTGAGTTTCGTTTTATCAGCCGGTAATAATATTGAAGTAGCCGTGTATTTTATCACCTTTTTGACCGGTTCAGGCTCCCGAAGCTTTAAAGTAAACGTACCGGCCATTGTGCCTACATTCCACTCTTTTTCTACATCTATGCTTTCAGGTGCAAATACCTCATATACAAATGGTTTGTCAATACCATCAACAACAAACATAAATCGTTTTGTTCCGGCACCTTCAAACTGAGCCCAAAATGCATTCATTTTTGTAATAAAATCAGCCGGGCTGCTTGCTTCAATAAAGCATTCTAGTATTATGTCTCGTGCTTCAAATCGCGGCTTTGTCAAATCTACATAATCCCCGTGCTCCTCCGGCCACGAGTATTTCTGTTGCTCTTTCACTTTTAGCTTATCTACGATTCCCTTTGAGGCCGATACATGAACCGAAAGACTGTCGAATGAAATGCCATTTATATAATATTGTATCATAATCCTTTTGATCTTAATGAATTATCACTCTTTAATAAATCTCTAATCTCTTCTAAGTGATCTGTGCCGTTCGCAATTCTGGCTTGTAATATCAATCCCTCTCTTATTCCATTAAGCATTAGCTGTTGATTGATTCTTATTGCTGTTACTTGCCCGGCAACGATATTCACAGTCTCCTGACTTGCGCCCTTTATTGAACCACTTAAGGAATTTGAATCGGATGTTGAAGAGGCATTTTTAAATAGTTCTAATCCGGCAGCGGCACCACCTTCTTGTGCAGCTTTCATTATCTGATTATAGACTTGTGTATCACCAGCTACTTTAGCATAGAATCGACTAAAATCATCTGTTAAATTTTGATCGCCTTTTGCTGATAATGAATCTTCTGTTTCAGATTGAAGTGCGGTTAAATCTTTATTAAAAGCGGCGGCATACGCCATCTTTGATATGTAATTGCTAAGAGCATCATTTATTGCTTTAAACATCGCTACACCTGCATCAGTACCATTTTTAAATGCGGTTAGTAATGCGTCTTCAAGATTGCTACCCATACCGCCGATAAGAGTAGATAATGTATCAGATAGTTGTTTTTGAGCTTCTTCGTAAGATTTCTGCCAGTCTAATGCTGTTTTCAAGTTATCTTTAGTAGCTTCATTAACTAAATTTTGATCTATAAGTGTTTGTGCAAGAGAAGCGTTTAAAGATTGTTGCCCATCTTCTGCTGTTTTAATAAGTTCAGGATATTCAGTAAGTAAATCTCCCCAAACGGTTTTATTCTTCTTTCCAAATAACCCCCCAGCTAATGCACCTACTCCTCCGAACAATGCACCTTTTGCTACATTTGCCCAGTTTGTTGCCTTTTTCATTCCTGTCTTAACTTCGCCTTCTGCTAGCATACCTAGCTGTTGGTCGAGATTAGCTGAGGCATTTGTCATCGCTGAAAACGAATCATTGATTCTTCCAGCGTAATCAGGGTTGAATATGTTTTCGTTATTCTGAGATTTTAACCTTATTTCGTCATTAAGTAATAAATTGTATGCTGTTTGTTGTGCTATTACTGAATTATAAAACGCTTGCTCTTCTTCTCTTCTTTTTTTTGCCGAAGAAGCTAAATCTGAAACAAATGATACACCAGCGGTTACTATTTTTGTTGCGGCTCCTACCAAATTTCCACTTGCTACATCTGTACCTATTCCAATACCAGTACTTAAGGTATCAGTTAATGCTGAAATTGTTTCTCCGGCTTGACCATTTACTTTAGATATAGCATTACCAATTTGACCTATCCCATCTATTATGGTATTGATGTTTTCCAGATCGCGTGCATTTAACTCTTTCTTTAATTCATATAAGTCAATTTCATATTTTTTGCGCATCTCTGCGCTAAGTTGGTCACTCGCTAATGCCTGCTCTATATATAGTTTGTGTTTTTCAAGTTGTTTTCTGTCGCTATTATCTATGTAAGCATTAAGGTCTTTATATAGCTGTGTTTTCTCAAAGGCGGACTGTTTAGCAGCATTCGAATCTTCTTTGTATTGGTATTCAAGATTAACCAATGCACCGGAAGCTTCACCCGCACCTTTAGTATCACCTTTGGCAGTAGCATCAGCAATGCGTTTAGCTATTAATTCCTTATCTTCTGCATACTTTCTATCAATAGCTAACTGTTGAGCTACATAAGATTTGTTTGCCTCGATCAAAGCAGAGGTGTCTTCGTATTGCTTAGCTTCAGCAGCATTTCTTTCTTCCTGTAGCTTCTTGTTTATCTTAATACCTACCTCGCTGGTATTGCCTTTATAATCATTCTGATAGTTGCTTATTATTTTTAAGTATTCCGAAAGGCTCGAAGCGTCTTTTTTCTGCTTCTCAAGGTTTTCGGTAAATGTCTCAACAACACCTTTACCGCCTTGAGCTTCTTGCAGATCAGCAACTACCTTTTGATATTCGCTTGTCTGTTGTTTTGTACGTTTCTCAGCAGGTATTTTCTCGTATGCTTCTTTTTGCCTCTTTAAATAATCAGCATACGACGCTCCTTTTTTTAATAAATCAGCAAATACTTTATCACCGGCAACACGTACTCCCTCATCTGAGCTATTGGCCCATTGATAATAGTCATCATATCTTTTCTTAATAGCAGCTTGTTGCTCATCAAATGTCTTAGCCGGGTCTTTTTCTTTTTTCTCTTTGATGCCGGTTAACGTTTCGCGCTGTTTCTTAAGCGCTGAAAGTTCAGCTTCATTTTTTCCAATATCCTCACTTGTAGCCGTTGAGCTGCTTTTACGCATCTCAACAATTCTCTGCTTTAAAATTGCAATCTGAGAATCTATATCATTGATTTGTTGCTCATGAGTTTTTGGTATCAATGCCTCCAACTCAGCTCTTACCGCTTTGACTTTTTTATCCTGTTCGTCAATAGCCGATTTAGATGAATTTGTATTATTCATCTTTTGATAAATGGCTAACTCTTTATTAAGTTCAGACCGTTTTGCCTTAATCGGATCTATATTATAAACCGAATTCTGAATATCATTAAGATTTGCATACGAAGATTGAAGTTCATTATTTGACTTCGTTAATTCATCATTTATTCGTGCTAATTCACTTGCAGCAAACTGTTTATCCTTTGTCGATGCAGTTGTGTTCTGCATCGTGTAGGTTCTTGTACCTGCATTATAGACAGCAGTTTCTACAGTTCCTTTAGATAGCGTCTTTTCGTATTCAGCTTTCTGTCTTTTAAGTTCATTTACATTTGCTTGATTAGCTCCGATCGCAAGAATCAAGCTTTCTTTCAAAGCTTTCTTGTTTTCGTTAGCAAATGCCTTAACCTGCCCAATATTTACCGAAATAGCTTTACCATACCTGTCGAATTCAGTAGTTAGTCCCGGAATGGTCGAACGCATACGGTTCATGATATTGTCAAGTTCAGCGTGTTCCGTATTACTCAATTTAACCCCTTTAGCGATCTGACTTTGATAACTTTCATACTTCTGGATATCGCTACTCATCGACTTGACAGAAGTAGAATAATTATCGTTTGCCTTACGCGACTCTTCAATTATTTCTGCGGTTGATTTAGTTCTCTTCCCAAATACAACCAATGCCGATACAGCCAACCCAACCACCGCTGCAATTGCAACATAAGGATTAGCCATAGCTGTTCCGTTCAACGCTTTTTGAGCTATGATTTGCGCTTGAGTAGCGCGTGTAAGCATCTGCGTTTTTTCTAAGAATGCCTGTAATGCAGCTATCGAAGCCTGAGCTTTTTGTGCTGCATTTAGAGCGATAACAGCAGCCTTGTAAGCCCCATAAGTAGCTACAATGACCTTCATTATATCTATGATGTCCTGAAAGTGCTGAACAATCTCAGTAGCTAATCCGATACCGCCTTCAAGTGCTCCCTGATTAGCTGTACCCATCTTATTCAACGCCTGACTCCACGCGTCTTCAAGGTTACTCATCATGCCGGAAAGCGATTTGCTTTGCGCCTCCATCATATTGTAGAACATACCTCCCTCGTTGGTGAGGTTGCTTATCACTTTCTGAACTTCTGGGAATCCGATCTGACCAGCTTCTACCATTTTAGAAATAGAGCTTTCGGCCACTCCCATTGACTTAGAAAGTTCGTGAATCATAGGTATTCCCGACTCTGTGAACTGACGCAAATCATCACCTTGAAGTTTGCCTTTAGCTTTCACCTGACCATAAGCCAATATCAATCGATCAACCGGAACAGAAACACCGGCGGCCACATTTCCCAATCTAGTAAGGGTGTCAATAACTTCATTGGCCGGAACCTGAAATGCAAGAAGCTGCTTGGCTCCTGAACCTACTTGTTGAAGTGTAAATGGTGTTTTAGCGGCTAATGTAACAACTTCGCCCATTAACTTATCGGACTTCTCTTTATTGCCAAGCATAGTAGTAAAGGCAATATCCATCTTCTGAAATTCGCCGCGAGTCTCAATAAGCTTAGCTCCAAAACCCGACATAGCCTGTAACGAGAAATAACCAGCCATAGCGGCACCAGCCTTGTTAAAGGCGTTATCCATTTGCTCCCCTTGGCGCGTAGCTTCACCGCCCACGTTTCGAATACCATTTTCGATATTGCGAAGTTGTGCTTCAAATTGAGCTTGATTTTTTATGATTGCTTCAAAAGCAAGTGCGCCGCTATTATCCATCGTTTTCTACCATGTTTTGTAACATAAGCTGAGCATTTTCATTTGTCAGCCTTATTACCTGTTTCTCTTCCTTTTTTTCTTCCGAATCATAATCATAGCTTGGAGCATCGGCCATCATTAGCGCTACTATACGATAAGGGATACCCCACATTAAGTATTCATAAGTCCATCCGTAATTGGCGCAAATAGCTCCACGGACACCGAAAGGACTTGTTAAGCCTGTTTCTTTTCCTCTATCTGATTTGCTTTCGGTTCGCTTGTCCTTACGCCCTGCATTAATCTGATAGAGCTCGTAAAATCCACGGCGTTATTCAGCGCGTTTATTATCATAACGAGCTGAAATAATTCGCTAGGCCTAATCCTCCACATCAATCGTTTAGCCAACGCATTAGCAAATAATTTGATTAGCCATTTATTATTCAACATAGCGACAGCAACAACTTTAGCAGCCTTCAAAGCACTTCTTTTTATGAGCTCCTTGCTTTCTTTATTAGCATTCTCTTTTAGCTTATCCTCATCTAAATCCATCGATAAGTACAAGCCACAAAGCGCATCGAGCGTACCCAAATACGGCTGTTTAATAGTTACTTTCCAACTCTTTTTTTTTGACAAAAGCTTTAATAATCCGCGTTTTGGAATTTCGTAACTCATGCCCTTATTTAGCAATGAGGCTATTACATCCTTCTCAATATCTATGTTTTGCATATCTCATCTGTGTTTATGCAAATTTAACTATTCTAGTGTCTATTTTGACACTACATAGGCATATAACATCTTAATCTAGTGAGTATTACCATATTACGCAAATAAATAGCAAATTTCTTGCAATAGTGTCTCAGTGGACACTATTTTTACATCCTATTCTTTTTTGAAAAAACGCAATTGTAGAAGGTTGCAAACGATATTTGGGTTTAATAACCTGAAAGCCTCACTTCGGTATCTTCTACTACCGATTTGAGGCTTTCTAATTTTTAAATGTTATGGAAACTTTATCTATTTTAAATAGCCAAGACAATGACAAAACAATGAGCAGCCGCGAAATTGCTGAACTCACAGGTAAAAGACACGACCATGTGTTAGTTGATTGCGACAAACTAAATATAAGTTATCGAAACCTTACCCTTCCCGAGATCTCGGGAGGGGTCTATACACTCCAGAGTACGGGAAAACAACAGCACAGAGAATACCATCTTACTCGAATGCAAACATTCGACTTGATGACCGGTTACAACGTCGAACTTAGGATAAAAGTAAACCGACGTTGGGAGGAACTCGAAAGCAAAGCTAAATTAGACTTCACTAATCCGAATGTGGTTTTGCAACTTGCTCAAAATTGGGCAGAGGAGCAAAACAAGCGAATTGCAGCCGAAAAGCAGGTGAAAATGCTCACGCCTAAAGCTGAACTTATGGATAAGGTATTAGATACCGATACTAAAATTGATATTGGACAAGCTGCAAAAATATTAGGGTTATCATTTGGACGAAACTCTTTATTCGAAAAATTGCGCGAAAAGGGAGTCTTCTTTAAGAATAAAAACGAACCTAAGCAGGAATACATCGATCGGGGATATTTTCAACTTAAAGAAAAATTTATCGAACGTACCAATCATCCCGGATTTGTTGTGATAAAGGTTTTAGTTACTCAAAGAGGATTAGAATTTATCGCAAATACATTCAATGCTGTTCATGTACCAAAACGACTGGCAAATATTGAATAAACAAAAAAAGGCTCGACATTACGTCGAGCCTTTTTAAAATTGAAATAAGGGGTCGGATTAAACTGGAAAATCACTCACATCCTCAGTCATCTGAGATGGGCAAAGAGGAGTAATTGTAAGTTGAATAACATGTAATCCATCTACTTTTAAGTCGCGTTTCTGAGTAGCAACAACGTCCGCTGTTGGGAAAATAGTTGCATAACCGGCATCAGGAAAACACTTGATAGCCTTTTTAATTGTGACCTGTGAAGTAGGCTCTGTCCAAGTCTTCTTAGCTAGTTCTCCAACTCCAACAGTAGCAATTGTTCCTCCAAAAAAATCAACCATAGTTGAAATATCTTCAAGAACAATATTTACTTTAATTGATTTTGTTCCTTTTTTTGAAGTAACAAGAAAAGGGAAAGGAGCACCTTCTTCGCGATGTTCTTTTTTGGTAGGTTCTGTTTCCTCCATTGTTCCGGTATCCTCGTAAACCTTACCGATTTTAGTAAATGTTGGAGCAGTGCCGCCAGGTAAAAACGCTGTTCCCCATACAAGGCCTTTTAGCCCAAATGTATATTCAGGTGTTGCCATAATTATAATTATTTGAATGTTAAGTATCTAAACTCTATTCTAAGGTTGACGTAAAATTCGCCAACCTCTTCTTCTGCAATTGGATTAGATTGATTCGTAAGCCAAGCAGTGTAGTCATCGCCTTTAAATTGTTCCAATAACGGAACGGCAACGGTGAGTAACTCTTTAAAACGTATGTCGTTAGGGATATTTGTGATTTTGCTGCTTACTTCAAGCTTTTGCGCTGGTAAGTGAATATTAACATTAACCGTGCATTTTTGTGCTCCTTGGCCTACGCCTGTCATAGGCAAGCAGTTAATAGCAATATCTTCTTTACCTGAATATGGCCTTACAGTTTTATAAATTGAACCCGTAATCATAGTTTTTAAGGCCGAAGTATTTATCAGCTTATAAACCACGGTTAACGCATCTAATGTTGTTTTCATCATTTCAATTTACTTAACATGCTTGGCAATATTGACTCAGCTAAATGCTCAGCCGAGCTCAATACATCATACCCTTTACTCTCAACAGCAGCAGCATAATTCATCCCTGCAACAACTATCAAACACCAGCCGGCAGCGTTCATCTTTGATGCTGCAATACGACGACTTTCATCAGCCGCTTTAGCATCTTCGCCTTCGCCCGGATAGGCATCAAAAACAAGCTTTCCATTTTTGAAAATTGAATAACCTATCGAGTTACGTAAAGCTACTGTCTGATCTTGATATGTATCTAAACTACGAGCATGGTTTATACATTTTTCTCCAACGTACTGAAATACTGAAAGAATCTTAGAATCCCTTCGCATCTCAAATTTTGCAATCTGAGCACGTACATCAGACATTGAGAATGTTGCATTTATACCCATGCTTGGCAGTTCAATTGATTGTTTACAAATCTTTTGACCTCGCCTAAAACCCGTAAATTTTCACCGTCAATTACTTTTACCATTGAGCCGGAAAGCAATGTCTCGGTGCCTTTTGGCATGTAGATAGTTGAAGCAAAAACAATTGGCGAACCATCAACAAGGTTAACCTTTGCTCCTTTTGTGTTCGACTCGTCGCGGCATTCGCCAACCTCAACCCATGATTCAGTAGGTTGTGACCAATTTCCGTCCTCATCTTGCACGCTTGGTGTATATACTTTCTTTAATAGTTTGTAAGGATATTGCTTTACCATATACTTGACTTATCAGTTATTTTTGGCTGTGGTTTAAGCGGATTATCTAATCCGTACTTTTCGTAAATAGCAGAAGCAAGCGTAATCATATTGCTCTTATCTGTCATACTGACTTCGTAACCTCCCTCTTTTATGTTCGCCGTAGCTAATAACAAACAATACAACCCGGCAGTAGCTAGTTCGAATTCCTTTGTCAATCCAGAATATTCACTGGCAGGTGAAATACTATAGTCAATCAAAAGTTTTTCGATTTTATCGGCATCAATTGGGTAATTAACTGAAGCTATTAACGCGGCGCTATTTGTCATAAAGAAGAAAATTAAGAAGGCGGAGTATTGCATCCGCCCTCATCTTAGAAATCAATCGTGAGCAAGAAAATATTATCAATAGCTTCCAACGCTGGGAAAGCATTCAACTCAACAGAGGTAAACTCAGCCCAAGGATCGTTTTCAGAGTATTTGCTCAACAACGCATGGTTGTATGTTGCATAGTTTACTTTCTCAACCGGCATCATTTGTTCAATGCAGAGAGCATTTTTAATGCTTCCAAGCTGTCCGGCAGGAATGAAAGAAACATTCGTATCCGAGAATGGACGAATAGGACTAATAACGCCGTCTTTTTCAACGCCGATAACTTCATCAACGATCTCGATAACAGGCAAAAGATTGGCTGTTAAATACTCATTGACTTTGTCAAGAGTTGCAATTGCAGCGCCTTTTTGAAGCTGGTTGAACGAAACAAGGCTATCGATAACCTCTTTTGCCTTAGCCATCGCCAAGAAAGCGGTATAAGACATAAGAATTTTTGCAAATCCGCGACCTTTTGACTTCGCGTCTAATACTACATTTGTAATATCAGTCAGAGGAGTAGCAGTTGCAGAGGTTGCCCATTTTACAGCCGCTTGTTTTTTGTTACCCGAAGGCATCAAAAGGTCAAGGTCGTTTTTCAAAACGATACCATCAGGGTTGTTGTCAATGTTTAAACTGATCTTACCTGTCGATACTGCTTGTAAAGCATAGATGTCAAGGCGTTTATGAGCTGAATTACCAGCTTTAAGAAGATCACCAAACATCAATTCTAATGTTTGATTTTTCTTGATAACATCATCAACGTTCATTGACTGAATAGCCAAGTAGTTGCGATAATCATCTTCACGCATCACAAACTTTTCTTTGATAGCCTCTATATTACCTTGATATAAGGCAAGATCAGGACGCGAACGAAGAGGGGAAGGAGACGAACGGTTGACAACCGAAGCAGCAGCCTCGATTCGAGAAGCACCAACCACTGAGGTAAAATTCAGTGTATTTTGAGTTGGTGCCCAGCCGAAATATTTTTGATACCAAGTTGGCGCAAAACGCGATAAACTTGAATCAACGACAACCTGCAACTGTGTTGCATATGCGCCGAATACGGATTGTATTTTTGCCATTTCTTACTACTATTAATAAGATTGTGAGAACGTGATTAAAGGCATCTTTGCCTTAATCGTTGACGGGATTGGACTGATACGGCGATCGTAAACAGTTCCGCTGATTAACACAGCTGCCGAAGCAATACCATTGCTATCAATTTCAACATCGGCATACAGCAAGCCTTTTACGCCTGTGTACCCAGCGTCATCAATGAATATTGCATCACCAATAGCAACCGCAACACCTAAAGTGGTAGCAGTCGTAATTACATCGTAATTAGCATTAGTGGTGTCAATTGCAGTGATCGCTTTCGCGGCAGATGCACCCGATTTAATCGAAGAACCAACCTTTAAGTTATGTCCTTTCTTTACCTGATAGGTAACATCGGTATTGGTAGCAGCAGCACTAGCAACAGCTAGTTTTGCGACTTTTGCAATACGGGTTGACTCATCGAACCCGATTGGAGTACCAGCAAGAATAACAGCACCGGCAGCAAATGCAGAGTCATCTAAGGTGAAACCACCTTGAGCTAACTCATTTACATTTTGCCAAATGACTTTGTTATTAGTGGCACTTGTTTTTGAAGCACTTAGCATACTTTTATTTTTTATTTAGTTTCGGCAACCGGAGTTTGTGCTTTAGCCCAATTTTGAATGTCGCTTTTTACGGCATCCGCAGAAGGGTTAGCCC